CAATCCGGTGCATAGCCTGCCTGCCCACCCGCCTTAGATATTGCCCTGTAACGATTATTCTCGGCCTCTGCAATATTGGTTTTTCGCATTTCCGACAAGTTTTCCGACATTCATGTTTCGGTCTTGTTCTGTTCACCCCGCATGCCTTGGGCTATTTTCGCCCGAACCTTCTGACGTGCAGGGCCAGCGTATAGCCGAACCATCGCGGTTGTCGTGTGCCCAGTCACCGCCATGATCAATTCATCGTCGCACCCTGCCTCTGACAGTTCGGCGGTTGTCGTGTGGCGCAGGGCGTGCAGATCATACTCCAGCGCGCCAACTGACCTGCGCACCTCTCGCACCAAGGCAGACGCCCCGACATAGCTTGTGGGCCTTCCGTTGGACTGCGCTGCGATGGTCATGCCTGCCTTTGGTGTGGCGTCTATAGCGGCTTGCAGGTGGCGCGTGATCGGTATCCAAAGCCGCGCCCCGGTCTTTCCTTGCTTGACGTGCATCCCGCCGTCTTCAATGTCATTCCAGCGCATGCGCAGCACGTCGCCAATGCGCTGCCCGGTTCCGATGCACAACTCGAAAATCAGCCGTTGCCGGGTGCCTATCGGTGCAGCGGCGCGGTATGCAGCCACCAGATCGGCGGGCCATGCTTGGCGCTTTTCCCGCTGGCTTTTGATCAGGGTCACGCCCTTTGCCGGGTTCAGGATCAGCCAGCCGATGTTGATTGCATGCTCAAGGATGATCCGCAAAACCTGAACGATGTAATTTGCAAACCGCACTGTTTCGGCGTTTGCCATTTGGGCGCGGATCACGTCCTTGCGCTGCATTCCGGCAACAGGCAGGGTGCCTAACTTCTTTTCGATGTAGACCAAAACCGTGTCATAATCGCGCGCGGTTCTTGGGGCCAGTTCGCGAAATTTGGATGATAGGCGGTAGCTTTTCACCAGCGCTGCGAATGTCTTTCCGGTCGGTTGCGGCTCCACGCCATTCAGCAACTTTGCATATTCCAGCGCAAACTCTGGCGTTCCCGGCTTCGCCATAATCCGCTGCGACTTGCAGCCCCGGCGCTCGTAATAGATATAGACCACGCCCGCGCGCTTGCGTTCATAAACAAAGGCGGGCAGGTCGCGTTTCATTTTTTCAGGTCCAACATGTCAAATTGATCGGTAGGGTTTTGCGCGGGCGGGCCAACGATAACAGACCCGTCCGGGCAGAATTTCACGGTTGCGCCCTGCTTGATTGCGTCGGCAACAACCCGGCGCATATCGCAAAGGCGAAAGATCGGCTGCATCTCACCCATCGGATTGCGCCTCCTCTGCCAGCATGGCGCGGATGATGGCGATTAGCCAGGCGCGGGACGCGATTGATCTATCATCTGCCCTGCATGTAATGCCGTCCATTGACCTGATTACCGCTGACCATGGCGCAGCCGTAAGCGCAGCCTCTGTTAGCATGATTAGACGCCACCCCGGCAGCACAGCCTCATGCAACGCCTTGGCGGCGTCTAGTGAGCCATGAAAAGCGCTGTCGATTGCCTCGGCATATGGCAGATCGCTTTCGCCGTAATGCCGCCACGGCATCGTCCCCGCCTCCACTTTCGCCAGCAGGCTCTCCAATGCGGCGCGGGTCATTGGGTGGCCTCCTTCGGGAAGTCCTCAGAGCAGAGAGACTCCCCATCTTTCAGTGCAGCTTTTGCCCCAGTCTCGGTAAGGGCAAAGAAATCATCGCCACCATAAATTTCGATGTTTCGGCGAACGCGTGCCATGCCTGCGGAAACCATAGCATTCCACTCGTCATGATCTTTTGAGGGCCCACCTGTGATAAAGCGATTTCGGAAAGAAATCAGCCGCCTCCCATCTAGGCCAAGCGCATGGCGGGCAAGTGCGATCTGCGTCGGGGTCATCGTGCATCCTCCTTCGGTGCGAGGGTGAGGGCGGATAGAATGCGCGCGGTGTAGTCGGCTTGGGCTGCGGCATCAGCCTCGCCCACATTTTTATATGGCTTTGTGCTTTTCAACCTTCCCGGATATTCAATAACTGCGCGCCCGTCTTTCCAAATCTTTGTCACATAGAGAACTTTATCCGAGTCGCCTTCATACGCTGTTTGTTCACTGTCGTTCCCCCACCATAACAACGGCTTCACCGTCACCAGCAAAGCCACCGCCTCCCTCTCGGCGTCCTGCGGTGTGATGGTGCCATTGGCGACGGCGGTGAATAAGGTGAGGAGGGTCATTTGCGGGGTTCCTTTGCTATCAACATGATAAATCACACGGGGCGCTATGGCAGATATCGCAGACTTCCGGTGAATACGCGCATTGCTCGTAGGCAACACCATTCACTGTCCCAGCTTCGCAGCATGGGCATACGCCATTTGGCTTTTCATCCGGTTCCCACTCGAGGGCAGCGCAACAGGCCATCACTCGCCCCCCTTATTTTTGTCTTGCAATTCCGCATCCCCGGCGAGGGCGCGCAGGCCGTGGACCTGATCACCTTCGATATAAAGGCGATAGAGCATTGCAACCGCTTGCTTGATTTCGCAGCGCACGTTGTCGGCTGTCTCGCGTCCCTCGGCGCAATGCACCGCTGCCTTCACAACTTCGCCGGATTCCTCGGCAAACTTGGTTATGACGTAGTTTGGCTGCGGAAACTTGCGCATCGCCTTTTCAGCTTCGGCTTTCGCGGCAACGATCATGGCATCAAAACAGGCTTCCGCCTCACGCACGGGGTCGGCTGGTGTGGGTGGGGTGGCGATGAGGGCGCGGATTGCACGAATATCCATTTGTATTTGCAACCATGTTGACGTGTCTGGCCTGTAATCCTGCTGTCTGGTCACGAGCGCCTGCGCCGCATCCTCCAGCCCCCGCATATAGTCGGGGGATTGCTGGCAGCTATGTGCGTTGGTGGCAGGATCGGGGGTTTTGCTGGCGTCAACGGTCATTGGGGTTGCTCCAAATTATTGCGCCAATCAAAGAAACCAAGCGAGCCTTTCACCGGGATAAAATCAATTGGCTTGGCATTTTGCAGGACGAACCCATATCGCCCGAAAAACCACCTGCTTTCGCTGGATGATACGCAATCCACAATTTCAGCAATGCCAATTATACCGCCTAATAATGGCTCGGCTTCAAGCTGAGTTGCCGACGCTCGCTCCACAAAATCGACGTCTGCTTTCTCAGCGCGCCCCCATTTTTTTGCGGCATGAATACAGACCAGCCCCCGAAACTTAGTAGGCCAATCGCGGTTCTCAATATCTTTGCCAAGATAGACAATTGCGTCTGCCCATGGTTGCCGGATTGACAGCGCAAGCTTTGGAATATCTTCCATCACTCCACCCCATCCGCAGCGTCGACATCTACATATTCAGTCTTTGGCGTGTATGGGAAAACAACTGGAACACGGCTATCCCGACTGGTGTAGCTGCAACCGCTTGGCTCGCGGAACACCTTGCCGTTGATGTCGTAAGCCCCTGACGTATCCTTGAATACGTGGCTACAGCGGCGGTTCTGCAAAGTTCCACCGCAAACCTCATTCCATTCATCATCTGCCCCGGTAAGCGGGGTTAACGGTTCAAATTTTGCCAGCGTGTTGAAGATGCTGTTGACGATACCAGCCGACATTCCGCTGTGGCCCTCGTCAGCAAATTCACGCATCATCTTCATAACGGCGTCTCCAACCATCCGGCCATAAAGTCCATCATCGGAGAGCCACCCAGCCAGACCAAGTTCATGCAGCGCGTGCTTTTCGAGGTTGTTGGGCGTGTGACCAATCCATTTCGCGCGCTCGCATGAATTGCGCCAAAAGCGGATAAACTGGTGCTTTGCGCGGGACGCCTTGAAGCGGGCATAGTCTAGTTTTGTTGGGCTATAGCTGGAAATTGGTTCGTCGTTCATTTGATTGCTCCTTTGTCCGCAGCGTCGATCTGCCGTTGAATGCTGTCCGGGCACGTCGCCTTGACGGGCTTGGCGCTGCACTGTGCGCGGGCGGTTGCATCATCCCGCCCGAAGGCTGTGTGATACCGCGTCACACCGCGCTTGTCGGTGCAGCAAAAGCCGTAATGCAGTTCCGTGGTGAGCGGGTCGCGGTCGCGGTCTGTGTCGCCTTTGGGCTGCGTGGCAGGCTTATCCGGCACGCCTGTTTCATGGCATTCCTGCGACGAGCATTCCGGGTTATCGACAAAGCCGCCGTTCCCGTCAGGGATGGTCCACGGCGTTGCGTGGGCTGTGGTGGCGGCGAGGATCAGGGCGATGGTGAGGGTTTTCATAGCTTGTTGCTCCGTGTGTTCATTTCGATCCCCTCAACTGCCGAAACAAAACGCTCGGCAATGCTGAGAAACAGGTCAAAAATCACGTCTTCATGCGACTTGCAGTCCGGGTCGTCGCCCCGCGCAATGCGCTTAAGCTGTTGGCGTGCGTCATAGACTTCCTTTGGCGTTGGTTCGCTCATGTCTTCGGCTCCTCTGTGGGGGTGGATAGGGCGGCGCGGGCGGGTTCAACTGCCTTCAATAGGTGCAGCAGCAATGCTGTCTTTGTTGGGTATTCAGTCTTCATTGCCACATCTATGATTTTGCAGGCCTCAATTGCCGGGGCCAACTCCGCCACCCGTGCAGTCAGGCGCTCAATCTCGGCCTCCATGGACGGGACGGAGGCGATGCGGGATGCGTCTGATGCGCGATTGGTGTTATCTTGCGGCCCACGAATGTCAGCTATTACTGACGTGTAGCCTCGCATGAACCCGTTAGGCTGGTTAGCAAGCCCCCACCCATTCCACCCGTCGTGCGATCCGGTTGGGATCAACTGCCATGGGGCTTGCGTCCCTGCATCGCGGTTTCGGCGCATGGCTTCGATGTTGAAGGTCATTTCGCACCTGCCGCAATCATGGCGTCGGCGGCGATATAGCGAAGGGTTGCCAACACCTTCACCTGCCATTTGAACACTTCAATAGCATCTTCTGGGGCAGGATGAGGCCCACACAAGACCTCACAGGCTTCCTTATCCATAACCATCAAATTGCCGGTTATGTCTGGTTGCCCTGCGAACCAATCGCGCAGGGTCATACCGTCGCTGCCGACGCGGACCGTAACGCCATTCGGGTTCACATAAGCCTCTCGTGGAAACGCTGGCCCGCCGTTGTTTACATCGCTCATTCTTCTTCATCTCCATCGGTCGGGTCTTCCCCGGCTTTGTCCCATGCCCATTTCAGCGCGAGGGCGATTACAACGCAGGCCGCGATAATGGCGGTGGAAAGGGTGGTATCGTTCATCTCAATACCCCTCCGATTGATGCACGGTCGCAGCGACATTTGCCGCCGATTTCACCGCAAGCCATCCGGTGCAAAGTCCAAGCGCGATGATTGCAAGCGTGAGGGTGGTTTCGCGGGTCATTTGGTGGCCTCCGGTTCATCCAGCCCAATCATTGGCTCCACGCCTATCTCAAAGCAGATCTCGCCAATGGCGCGCATATCGAGGCGGTTCATTGCCAAGTTTGCGAGATAGACCAACTGGTTGACGCGCAGGTTCATGAGTGTATCAGTCATATCAATCCAGATAGGGCCTTCGGGCTTTTCGCGGGTCATACCAACACCCACACGGCCAAAGCCGCGCCGATTGCAGCGCCAAGCAACAGCCACCCGATCACGGGCCGCGTGTCGTCTTCATCGCCGTAGCGGTCCAAATTCATCGCCGACAGCTTGGCGCACATATGTGCGTCACCCTGCGCTACAGCGTCGTGATACAGGTTGATCGAAGCGATTTCGGCATCGGTCAGCTTGCGCGTTGGTGCATCCGCAAGCATGTCAGCAGCGGCTTGGCGTTGTTCCGGCGAGGCGGTGTTGCCAGACAGAACGCGGCGGGCGGGGGCATATGGGTCAAAGCTGATCATTGGGCGGCCTCATCGAAATGGGGGAGGGTGATAGGGCGGGTTGTTGGGGCATTGAACGCGTCGGCCATGGCTTGGGCTTTGGCGAGCGGCATGAAGATCGTCACGTGGTCGCCGTTTTTTGCCTTGATCGTCAGCCACGTGTGGCCGGTGGAATTCATGGCCTCGGCATGGTCTGCATCATGCAGGTTAGATGACATGCTCATGCCGCCACCTGCATGTTTGCAGCCACGGCCAAACCCATCAGCGCATCAATCGCAACCTGCATGGCGTGGAGGTGATCCGGCTTGCGAAGATCAAGCGAAAGGCCGTCGGCATATTTCATCGCAAAATGCATGATCGGCATTGCCTGACCATTGCCCGCTTTGTGTTTGGCCCAGCTATCCACCGCCGATTGAACGATGTGACGGGCGCGGATTGCACGCTTGTTTTGCGGCATGTCCAGAACGGCGCGGGCAAGGCAAAGCATGTCGGTGTCGAGTGGGCGTGTGGTGAGTTGAGCGGTCATCTGTTTATCCATCCGTTTGCGTTCGGTATGGATACTTGTTGCATATGGTGCAACACATGGCAAGCGAAAATGTTGCATGAAGTGCAACATAAATTTAGCGTGGCAGAATCACTATTGCACCGGGCATGAAAAAGCCCGCCGGGTAGGGCGGGCTATTCTTGGATGATGTTGGTTATGGTCTACAGGATCAATTCCAAGACGTGACGCGCATCCCGCCGCGCGTGCCGTCACCCTCAAGATAGACATAATCGCCGTTTGCCAGAACCGCTTGCCACTGGTGGCCGATACCTGGGTAAAACGAGGTATTCACCGGCGGTTCATATCCGACAAGGCATGCAAGGCCGGGGAAGGTCATGCCGGTTCCGTAGTTGCCACCCAAGATCAGATCGGCATCGTGCGATGTCATGCCGCGTTTTGTCAGGCCAGCCTTGACGATCTGGCGATCTGCGGTGGTGTAGGATGCAAGCTTGTTTTTCACCGTCACGCAATAGCCGTTGATCCCATCGGTGGGCAACTTGTCGAAAAACGCGCGTTCCTCCGGCGTGAACGTGATTGGCGTCTTGTTGTCGAGAAAGAAAAGCGACGTGCCGGAAACGCATGCCGCAAGAACGGCGATGGATGAAAGCGCTGCAAGAGTGGTTCGCATTGGTCTGCCTCTATATCTAGGAAAAAAGCGCGTTAACCGTGATTCTGTCTATATCTTGCGTTCACGCGCGGCCTTAGTCGATCTCAAAATCCAGATCACTATATTTCGCGGCTGGCGTTCACGTTGCGTTCACGTATGGTGATGTTGCATTCTGGGAGAGTGTTATGACCGAAAGCGACTTCGCGGCAAGGGTTTCCGTTCTTACTGATTTTCAATTCAACTATTTTCTGGCGTCTCTGACTCAATCTGGGCTTCTGCTACCTGCAAAAGACCAAGTATCTGATGATGGCGCGCGGCGGGTATCTGGCGAAAAGCCTGAACAAGCTCCAGCTCAATCTTTGACCGATCATCACTGAAAATATCTGCAAGCGTGACGCCAAGAGCAACGGCGCATAGCTTGTAAACGCCTAAGGTCGTTCCATCAAATTGCGCCTCTGCGCGGCTAATGGTGGCCTTATCCTTGCCAATCATGTCGGCAAGCGCCTGCTGTGACAGGCCGCGCATGTTTCTGATCCGGGTCATATTCATGGCCGGATAATCCACAATCGTTTGAAAAGTTGAAAGTGCATTGGGTGCAACATTTTGTCTTGCGCGGTGTTGCATGATGTGCAACAAGGGTTGCCATGGAACAACTTGCACAATACCTCGCCCATAGCGGCAAAACACAAAGCGCGTTCGCTGATGAGGTCGGCGTCCACAAGAGCGTCATGTCGCGGTTTCTTAGCCGTGCCGCAAGGCCGGGGCGGGATGTTGCGGTAAGGATCGAGCGCATCACCGGCGGGGCCGTTCCCGTGGCGGCATGGTCGCTTGACGCCATGCAAAACCAAGCGGGGGCAGCATGATTGCCACCCCCACCAGTTCCCTTGATTGCCATGTTGCATCCTCACAAGAGCAATATGGAGTGACCATGCGGAAAAATCTTGCCAATTCGACAGACCACGCAAGCGCATCGCGGCGGTGGTTTCGCAACCTTCTTTACAAGGCGTTTCCATCGCCGTCGGATTGCGACCTTGCCGATAAGGCAGCGCGCGTTCTGGACGTATCTCCGCGCCAAGTGCGCAATTGGTTGCGCGAAGAAAACGACGCATCGCTGCGATACGTGACCGCCGTGATGGCAATCGCCGGGGCTGAGGTGGTGTTTGGCAAGATCGCTCCGCGCCACAACAACTAACCAATCAAAAAACGGGCAGGGGCAAGAATGAAACGTATCTGGTGGCATTTATCTGGGCGGTTTTGTGAGGCGCGGGCAGATCGCGCTTTCCAAAACTACCTGAAACTTAAGGCGAAAGCGGAAAAATATTTCCGCAAGCTGGGAGATTGAACATGGCACTTCCGAAGCTTTCACCACGATCCGAAACCCTTGCATTCCGCATTTGGTCATATGCAGGGCCGCGCGGCTGGGATCTGACTTTGCAGGAATTGGCGGACGGCTTGGGCGAGACGATGGAAAAGGTTCGCAGCATTTGCATGCTGAAGCGGTGGGGCGGGCGGTTGCGGGTGACGTCCTGCGATGTGAACGCGAGTGCGTCAAGCATCTATCGGGGCGGTGGCGCTTGGAACCGTGATTTCGGCGTCGGCGAATTGGCCTGATCATGACAACCCGCATATCCCTGCCATGGCCTGATCCGATCCTTTCGCCAAACTGGCGCGGGCATCGCATGAAGCGGGCCGCTGCAACGAAAGCCTATCGCAAGGCTGTTGCAGACGCGGCATGGGCGGCAGGAATGAACCCGGTCGAGTGTGAAGGCTTCACGCTTTCGGCGGTGACGTTCTACCCGCCAACCGATGCGGGTCACGATCTCGACAACCTCGTTGCGCGTTTCAAGGCAGGTCAAGATGGCCTGTCTGATGCGATGGGGGTCAATGACAAGAGTTTTCGCCCGATCCCCTCAATCGGCCCCAAGGTCAAAGGTGGCATGGTTCTGGTGGCGATTACACGGGCAGAGATACCGGCATAGCCGGGGCAGGGCGGCGGCAGGATAAAAGGCGGGAACCCCAAGCATGCCAGCCGCCCGAAATATTCCCGCATCATAGCGGGGCAACAGCCGCGTCGGGGTTTGGCGACTTACCGGCAAGGCATATTTAGAAAGGGGATTGCTTTGGCTATCTCTCTATCAAACCTTGTTCGCAAGGATAAACCCAAGCCGCCGATCATGGTCATTTATGGCCCTGGCGGTATGGGCAAAACCACATTGGCAGCGGAGTTTCCCGCGCCGATTTTCATCCAAACCGAAGCTGGTGAGGGTAGCAACAAGATCGTGTCATTCAGCGACGGCGCGCTGACAAGCTATGGCGAGGTTATGGAGGCCATGGCCGCGCTGGCAACCGACGATCACGCATTCCAGACGGTTGTGATCGACAGCATAACGCGGCTTGAACCTCTGATCTGGGCTGCGCTTTGTGCTGATCAGAAATGGCAGTCAATCGAGGATGCAGGCTACGGCAAGGGCTATATCATGGCCGATCCGCTATGGCGCGAATTCCTGTCTGCCTGCATGTATCTGCGGGACGCCAAGGGCATGACGGTCGTGATGATTGCGCATGAGACGGTGCAGACATTCAAAGACCCCACAACCGACAGCTATGACCGCTACACCATGCGCCTGCATAAGCGGGCCGAAAGCATGGTTCGGGAATTGTCGGACGTGGTTGGCTTCCTGAACCAGATCACGACTATCCGGCGCGAAAGCAAGGCGTTCGGCAAGAAGGATGATTACACCGCCAAGGGTGCTGGGTCTGGCATGCGGGCGATCAATTTCCAGCCGCGTCCTGCTTACGACGCCAAGGGCCGGGGCGGAATGCCTGACCAAATCCTGATCAATCCCGGCCAAGGCTACGCAGCCCTTGCGCCATATCTTCCCGGCCACCGCGCCACAACATCGGCAGCAGCCTGAACCTGAACCAAAGGAACGAAAACTATGGCAAATCTTTCTGGAATTAACGACAGCGCAAACGGTGCGGTTGCGACCGGTGGCAGCACTTTGCCGGCTGGCGAATACGTCGCATGCCTTGCCAAGAGCGAAATGAAGGCATCGAAAAACAAGCCGCAAAACGCCTATCTGAATTGCGAGTTTGAGGTTTACGAAGGGCCAAGCAAGGGGCGTCGGTTTTTCCACATGTTCAATCTGGTGAACGACAATCCCGAAGCCAAGGGTATCGCAGATCGTGAATTCAACAGCCTTTGCGAAGCGGCTGGCAAGCTGCGCTCAAGCGTCACCTCCAGCGAACAGCTGCATGGCATTCCGGTACGCTGCAAGCTGACCGTGAAAACCGACAGCTACGGCGACAAGAACGCAATCGCTGGCGGCGTGTTCAAGCCCATGAACGCCGCACCGGGCGCAGGCGCGCAACAGCATGCGCAAGGCGGCGCGGCTGGTGGTGGCGCTGCACCGTGGCGCGCATCGGCCTGATTTCGCCGGGACGCCGCCGAACGTCGGCAAACACCAAGCGGCGTCCCTTCCCCCTGACAATCCGAAAACAGCCAAGGAGGTATTTCCATGGCACAGTCTGCCTATGCCTGTCTAGCGGGCACCGCCGTCACGATTGACGCCACGGTCGGGCCGTTCCGATCCTGCCCATACTGCGCATTTACGCGCGCCGTCATCACCATCTGCAAAGATGGCCCGCACACTGGCGAATTGAACTGCATCAACTGTGGCACGCGCACCGCATGGCTTGGTCGCGACCATATGGCGGCGTTTCTCGCACAACATCGCGGGGCGGTCGCATGACCGATCTACCGCCACCATCCATGCCAACGGTTGATGCGATCTGGGCTGCATGGGAAGCCGAAAACGACGCACGCGGGCCTGCATATGATGGCTATGGCATAAGTGCATCCGCCCTTGGCCGCGAGTGCGACCGCGATCTGTGGTATGGCCTTCGCTGGGCGTCGCCACCCGAAAAACTGACCGGGCGCAAGCTGCGCATCTTCGCCCGTGGCAATCTCGAAGAGGGTCGGGTTCTTGCCGATCTGCGCCGTGCCGGCCTATCCGTGCATGACACCGATCCTGACACCGGCAAGCAATGGCGCTTTGCCATGGCGAATGGGTTCTTGCGCGGCAAGGCCGATGGCCGGGTGACGGGCGTTATCGAAGCGCCAAAGGCCGATCACGTCTTGGAAATCAAGAGCGCCAAGGCTGCGGATTGGCGCGGTATCCTCAAGCACGGTTTGCGCAAACACAAGCCCGATCACTGGCACCAGTTGCACAGCGGTATGGCGGGGCTTGGCATCAACCGTGGGCTTTACATCGCCGTCAACAAAGACACCGAAGAAATCTTGACCGAACGCCTGCACCTAGATGTTGAAGAGGCTGCACGGCAAGAGGCTCGGGTTTTGCGGATCGTTGACGCCGATGATGCGCCAACCCGTGCATCCGACAAGCCCGATGCTTTCGTGTGTCGGTTTTGCCAGCACAAGGCGACGTGTCACGATGGCGCGCCTGCACGGCGGTCATGTCGCACATGTCTGCACTTTCGGTTCACCTCGGATGGCAACGGGCATTGCGAACGGTTTGACGTGGCGATGACCCCAAAGCAGCAAAAAGACCATGGCGATCCAGCGCCGTGGGGGCCGGAACCGTCGCACCCACATCGGGGAGGCGACTGCCCGACACATCTTTTCCTGCCGTCGCTCGTGGCAGGCGAGCAGATCGACGCCGATCCAGAGGCGGAAACAATCACCTATCGCATGAATGACGGTTCCACGTGGACCGATGGCGCACAGGAGGCGCGGAACGCATGAATTTCTTCTCAATCATCCCCGAAGGGCAGGCGATTGTTCACCAGCGCGGGGTCTATCGCCAAGTGCCGATCTATGAACGCGACGGCAAGGTTTACGCCAAATATGGCGCTGGATTTGTCCGCTTGATCCAAGGCGGCGCGACATCGGCAATCAACGTCCGGTGGGCCGAAATTGATCCGGGGCAGGGGTCGCATGAAGAGCGCAGCGGATACGTTTTTTACACCGCACCGGTTGAAGCGATGCGGGTTTTGGAGGCAGCGGAATGAAATTCACCTGCGATACCAAAGCATTCATTGCCGCCATGGCCGTTGCCGGTCGGGTTGTGCCGCAAAAGGCACCTTGGCCGATCCTGTTGAACCTCAAGATCGTCACTAATGACGACCGGATTACATTGATCGGGTCTGACAGTGACGTGACGTTTGAGATGGATATTCCGGCTCAAATCGAGATCGAGGGCGCGGCGTGCATCCCGTTCGCACCGCTTGCCAAATTTGCCAGCGCAACCAAGGCGGGGTCGCTGGTGGTTGAAGAGGCGAATGATCAGGTCACCCTCAAGGCCAGCCGGTCAAAGATCACGCTATCAACTGGTGAACTTGGCGATTACCCAAACTATCGCCCGGTTGAAGGCGATACCGTGGCGCTTGATGGCGTGACGTTCTGCCATGCCCTGCGTTTCTGTGCATCGGCGGTGGAAGCGAACGAGGTCAAATACCACATCGGCGGCGCGCATTTCCGCGAAGAGGCTGGCAGCGTTGATGTTTGGGGCACCGATGGCAACGTCTTTCACCATGCCAGCCTTGCCGATCTTGGCGGTATCGGTGGCGGTGGCACCGTGCCTCTCGCTGCGGCTGCGATCATCCTGAGCATTGCCGAAAAGGCCGAAACCATCCGGTTCGCGATCTCTGAACGCGGCTGGCACCTTGAGGCCGGATCAATCCGGGCTTGGGGCAAGGTCATTGATGGCATCTATCCTGATATGAAGCGGGTCGCATCGCAATTTGATGGGTGGGAAGAATTCACCATCGTGGGGCGTGACGACATTGCCAACGCGATCACGGTGGCGACGTGCGGTTCAGAAGCGGACAGCAACAAGGCCACAAGCATTGTTGTGCGATCTGCCGACGGTGGGCCGGTCGTGTTTCGCGGCAGGCGTGGCGGGGCTGGCGTTGTGCATGCTGGCCGCGCCGAATTGGAAGCGTTGGGGCGGAAAAATTTTTCCGGGGTTGTCAGCAGCCGATACCTAAGCGGCGCTTTGAGCGGCATGAAGAATGACGACTTCAGCTTGGCTTGTGACGCCGATGGGCGGGGCTTGCGGGTGGAGCCTGCACAGAAGAGCGCCACACTCACCATGTCCGCCGTCATCATGGCAATCCGCGCCAGCGAAGCGGAGATGGCCGATGTTTGACCGCAAGGCATATCAGGACTTTATCGCCACAAAAGGCGTCAAGGCACAATCGGCCGGCATGGTGCCAACCGCATTGCCGGGGCGGCTTTTCGATCACCAACGCACCGCAATCGACTTTGCCCTTGGGAAAGGCAAGGCGGCTCTATTTCTTGACACCGGGCTTGGAAAGAGCGGGTGCGAGGCGGTGTTTGCTGATCAGGCATCACGCGAGACTGGCAAGCCCGCCTTGATTCTGACGCCGCTCGCCGTGGCGCGCCAAATGAAGCGCGAGTGCGAGGCATTTGGAATTGAGGCGACAATCGCGCGGGAACCCGAAGACATTCGTCCCGGCGTCAATATCGCCAATTACGAACGGCTGGCGAAACTCGATCCATCGCAATTCGGCGCGGTGGTTCTGGATGAAAGCAGCATCCTGAAATCTTTCGGGGGCAGCACCAAGCGGGCATTGGTGGAAGCGTTTGCAAAGACACCATACCGCCTTGCGGCAACCGCCACGCCTGCGCCGAACGACCATATGGAAATCGGTCAGCATGCCGAATTCTTGGGGGTAATGGGCAGCATGGAAATGCTTTGCCGGTGGTTTATCAACGATACATCATCAGCATCGCAGGAATGGCGTCTCAAGGGTCATGCGCGGGATGACTTCTGGGCTTGGGTGGCGTCTTGGGCGCGGGCGGCGTCTATGCCGTCTGACCTTGGCGGAAATGATGCGGGTTTCGTTTTGCCCGCCCTGCATACCAAGTTGCATGTTTGCGATGTCGATCTGGTTCTTGGGGCGGGCGATAGCCTTTTCCGCATGCCAGACAATAGCGCGACCTCAATCCATGCCGAGAAGAAAAACACCCTGCAAGAGCGGGTCAAGCGGGCGGCGGACATCGCCAACGCGCATGATGGTCATGTGATCGTGTGGTGCGAGCGCGACGATGAAAGCGCAGCCCTTACATCGGCCATTCCGGGGGCGGTAGAGGTCAAGGGGTCACTGCCCCTAGACGCCAAAGAGGCAGCGCTTGACAGTTTCGCCACGGGAGCGGTGCGGGTGATGGTTTCCAAGCCGCGCCTTGCGGGGTTTGGCCTGAACTTGCAGCACGCGCATTGCCAAGTGTTTGCGTCAATCTCGCACAGCTATGAGGCCTATTATCAGGCCGTGAGGAGGTCTTGGCGCTTTGGTCAGGGCCATGAGGTGACGGCGCATATCGTGATCGCTGAAACAGAAACGGGCATCTGGCGCAACATCCAGCGCAAGAGCGCCGATCACGACCGGATGAAACTCGCAATGACGCGCGCGATGGCCGGGGCGCAAAAGGCGAGCAATCGCCGCGCCTATGGTCGCGCGGCATCGGTTGAACTTCCTGATTTTCTCAAAGGTGCAGCATGAAACCTGACTATCAAGGCAAGACTTGGGGCTTGTATAATGGCGATTGCATCGAGGTGCTTGCGGGCATCCCGGATGGAACTGTTGATCTGGCGATCTTTTCGCCGCCGTTTTCCGATCTTTTTGTTTATTCGGACAGCGAGCGGGATATGGGCAATTGCGGGTCGCATGCCGAATTTATGGCCCACTATGCCTATTTTGCGGAAAACCTGTATCGGGCAATGAAGCCGGGGCGGATCACCTGCGTTCACTGCACCGATCTGCCAAGCCGCAAGGGGCGCGACGGGTTCATCGGTCTGCATGATTTTTCTGGCGATCTGATCAAAGCGCACCAAGATGCGGGCTTTGTTTATCACGCCCGCGCCGTGATCTGGAAAGATCCAGTTGTCGAGATGCAGCGCACAAAGGCACTTGGCTTGCTCTACAAGCAACTCAAGAAAGACAGCGCCATGT